GAGCATCATCATTACCATTCCCACCCCCAGAGTCAATTTCTCCAGATTCAAATGTTGCAACAGATCCAAAGGCAATAGAATTAGTCCCTGAAGTAACAGTTCCTACAACAGCTTTACCTTTATTACTGTCTCCTGCAGAGGCATAAAAAATAGCAACTCTATCAGTATTAGGATCTTCTACAATACATATTGAATCGGCTACATCTTGAAATTGCACTTCAGTACCAAAACTTATTGAATTAGTTCCTGCTGTTACTGATCCTACAATAGCCTTACCTTCAAAACTGCTGTCACCATACGCTATAACTACTCTACTTGCACTAGAATCATATACTATATTTTTACCTGTTTCCATACGAGTATGTCCAGAGTTAAATACAACGGGTGTACCATAAGTCATAGCTCCTGTGCTTGCATTAGAAAACACATGCACTACTGCTGTTCCATAATTACTATTTGCACCATCTTCATAAACTGTAACAAATCTGTCAGAATTAGTG